ATAATTCTAAATCTGCGTCTTTTAATCCGTAAGTTTTACAGACCCACTTTCTAGTGAGCCTGTAATACTTAAGGATATTCATATCACGCAGATCCTGCGCGGTTAATCTCAATTGCTATTATGAAGTAGCAAATGGAGTAGCTTCAGAACCACCACTTTGTCCCATAACACCTTCAATATGCCATACGTCAGCAGCTACATTAGTAAGCTTCCAAAAACTTCCTGGTTCACCATCAGCTACGCCAGTAATCTCTATAGATGAGTAAGAATCACCAGCTTTAGCATTCCAACAAGCAGGAGCACCATCACCGTCAACATCTGGAGCTATTATAGTACCAATCATCTTCTCGTTAGTAGTATCAGCGTTTTTAACCTCTTGACCAGTTCCTTGAGTTGTAGAATGGAATGTAGCTGTCCACCCAATAATATCACCAGCACCAGAATCTGGTAAAGTTAAAACTGCAGCAGCATCAGTAAATAAGAATAATTTTCCTGAATCAGAAGCTGTTAAAGTATCGTTAGCTGTTACGCTTTCTACAGCAGCAAATTGACCTGAAACTCCCATAGTAATACTAGTTACAGAAGTAATATTTTGACAAGCATAAACAGAGTTCACGTCGTCAGCAATAACTTTTACAGCGCCTGGTCTGTTACTAGACATTGCAGCAGCTAATTCTTCAACAGCTCTATCTTCCTCACCGTTAGTACAAGCTAGTACGATCTTGTCATAAGAAGCAATACCTTGACCTGTTCCAGAAGCTGCAGCTTTAAAATATACATCAACTGTTTGCGTAGAAGCGAAGGCTCCTCTGAAATTCTCAGAAGAATTCATATAAGAATCATCAGCAGCATTGTGAAATAATAAATAATTGTTTTTCATTTTTAAATTTTTAATTTGTTAATAAATAATTGTTTGTTGTCTTTGGGTTTGGGTTTTGGGATTATGGTTTGGGCTTAATCTACTAGAACAACGTCACCATCACGAATAACTCTATAAAGAGTATCTTTCCATGATATGTCGTGTCCAGCATGTTTATCGTAATATATCGTATCTCCATCTTTTAATCCTTCAACTAAATTACCACACGATATTATTTTTGCTTTTATATAACGGTTATCTACATCTGTATCGTCCGTCATTATAAGACCAGCAACCTTTTTAGGTTCTGTCTTTATTTTATCTACTAT